CACCATCGACCCCATTAGTACCAGCATCGCCTTTTAATCCTTGAGGACCTTGTATGCCTTGGTCACCAGCATCGCCTTTGGCACCATCGACCCCATTAGTACCAGCATCGCCTTTTAATCCTGAAGATCCTGTAGGTCCGGTAGCTCCATCGGCACCTGTATATCCTGTAGCACCTGCTGGTCCCTGTAATCCATAACCAGTACTTGTGGGTCGAATATAGTGGATTTTAAAATCTGACATATCTTTACTAATTAGCAAGATAAGTGATAATCAAAAACTAGAATCCTATTAGGTTGTCCGTATACTCCGGATTATACCTAGCCTTGTGAAAGTCCCAATATTCCGGGCACCCGAACTTCCAGTCTTTTGGTGTTATGGGAGCTTTCCAGTAGTATACGCAATCCTGCCACTTATTCGTCTGAGTGGCTCCATGTATGTATAGAGCGTGATAGTCATTAGTTAGTTGGTCCATTAAATCGCAGAAAGTAGAGAAGTCTGGTATAATGGACGCATAGTTCTTGTAGAGAGACTCTCTGTTCTTCAGCAATGGCTCTCGCAGGATAAAGATACCATCCACATTAGTACGAATCACAGGTTTAATATCCATCGCATACTGTAAAGATAGAATATATAGCATCTTCCAGTGCCTGCCTTTCTTGTACATCGCTTGCTGCATAGGCTTGTTGAATATTCTAGGGTCGTCTGTGCAATCATCTAGGATGAGGACTGCCCAAGGATTGGGCAGGTGTTTATGAGCGAGTTTCTGGCGTTTAATAATATCCTTGATCTTTTCTTCATTATAGGTGTTAAAGACGAAGGTACTGGGCATAATTTGTCGATATGCGTGATTAGTATCTTCGGACCCACTCATCGCAACACCGACAGGAAAGATATGCTTCTTAGAATAAAGCAATGCTTTAATCAAAGTACTCTTACCTGTACCAGGCTTTCCTACCACAACGAGTTTACAACCACCATTGTAAGTGGGGTCACTAAACCTACTGGTAGTAGGAGGAATCATGTCTGGGTTTAACTCTTGAATTTCTATGACAGAAGAGCTACTCATGTTTGGCACTAGTAATTGTTTGTTTAAATGATTTAGATAAATATAGGGCTAGAAGAAAGATGATAAAGAGATCTATGAAAATTTGGATTTATATCGTATTTCTCATTGTAGCAAGTATATCTCTATACTTTATTCTTAGATGGAGGAAAGATAAACCTATTATACATAACTTTCGCTCATCTAATATATGGAAAGCATTTGTTCTTAATTCCATAGCTGCATCTCTGGTTATATTCATTGCAATGACAACAAAGAAAAACCTTGATAAGTATACCGGAAGTGACGTTGTTAGTGTTGTTCTAACCCTTAGTACAACCTTCGTGACTTCTATGATAGCGTTCACAATAATGTTTGTGATATTCGGATTCGGAGCAGGTATGATAACTACGCAGACCGAGTCGGCGGCCGAGGCGGAGGCCGTCGAGTCAGACACTAAGGAGACCGATGGCTCCACAAGTTTGAGATAGTCATATAATTTCTATGTGATTATCAAATTAGGGTGACGAGTTAGAACGCTTGCGCAGCCGTGACTGACGGAAACATAGAAGACGAAGGCTCGGATATTTTATGGGAGGTTCGTTTCTCCTTGGGACTCAATAGGAGGGTCGCCACGCCAAATACAAGAGCGAAGGTAAGAGAATAAGAGATAACTAGAGTGTAAGAAATGACACCCTTCCCCTTAGCATCCAGTTTTTGTATCCATGAAGGCTTAGCGAGATATAGGATCCCCATAGATACTAAAAAAGTAACAATAACTACTAGACTAATATTGACAGGTTTAGTAAAATCCAGCATTTATAAGTAGTCGAGATAATATTAGTAATCCGAATCATCGTCAGAGTTGAAGCCGCACTTCTCTTCTGCAACTAGCTCTTGAGACTTGACATAAATAGAGATTTTTCCGAGACTTCCTACACTGGACCTAAAAAGCAATGGGAGTTTACTGTTTGCAGGAAAGATTTGCATAGTATTACTGAGTCCCGCTAACTTGGTGATTCTCGATAACTGGTCTGTAGTAAATGTGGCATAGTACTCAGTACTTTTCTCATCGTCATCGGCATCGTCATCCGAGTCTTCGTTCTCTCCGAACGTGACCTTACGTTTTAGGATACCATCTGCATCAGCAATAAATTCAATATGGAAGTCTCGTGCTCGTACGTTGATATTAATGCTTCCAATACTACTGAGGTCTTTACACATCTTTTGGAACTCGGATGACGGAACGATTACGGGTTTACCGTAACCAGTTGGGATGTCTATGTCGAGATTCTGGATCTCCTGTATCTTAATTCCGGAGGTAGTAATACGGGTATTCTCTTTGGGTATAGTTCTGATGCCAAGTTCATTTGGGAGGGCCGTGTCGATGAATAACTGCAAAGAGTCTTTCTTCTTGATAGACTTCAGCATCCTATGGAAGTGGTTCAAATTCAGTCCCATACAGAACTTTTCTATAAAACGAAACTTATATAATGAAAAGTTCTCTCCTAGAAGGCGAAGATCTACCAAAGTCTTGCGAGGATGGTCAAACATCCTTAGAGAGATTCCGTCGGCACAGACCTCAAAACATCCTGTCTTAAGATTATTGGTGAGGAGTTCGGCCAACACTTTAATTTGGTAGGCTTCTCCTGTCTTACATTTGAATTTCACTGGCATTTTGGATGAAAGGCGTAACACCTTAAGCCATAAAAGAGGAAGGCTAAGACAGACATTTAAATAAAAATACATTAGTATAAATGGCCAAATACTTGAATAAACCTGTGGCTTATCTCGAGACTACAGACTTTGACAAACATGGGAATCTTATCGCCAGTGGCATACCTCGGAATATTCCCGTTGTTATTATGCTGCAGTCTTCCTGGTGCCCTCATTGCACGTTCGCCAAGACTGACTTCCAGGCTTTTGCCCATGCGACCGAGGGTAGTGTTTTTTGTGCGACTATACAAGTTGATGGGGACCGTGATTCAGAAAAGGCCCTGAGTAAAAGGATTAAGACTCTAAAACCTAAATTTAGAGGGTTTCCTGATTATCTCCTATACAAGAACGGAAAACGTATCGATAGAGATATACAAGGACGTAGCGTACCACACCTTAGGGACTTCAGTCGTGTTTGATTGTTGTGTAACTCACGAGTTATACAAACTAATAAGGACGTCTCTTGCGTGCGCTAATAGCGGGCTAATCTGTCGATCTTCTGAAGTCTAGTCCGGTAGCATTGTATAGTCTGAAAAACATTTCTGTTTGTAACACTTATTTAATTAAGTCTTGCTAAATAAGAAAATGGTTCGTATTAATGGTACATTTGACTTCAACATACAGTCCTTTGACACTATCAATAGTGTCGTTGATCGGTTAGCTGCCTTAATGAATACTTTGCCCGAATATTTATATATTCCTTCAGAGGAAGATTCTAGCCTTTTCTTGACGAGACTGAGGACGACAGACACTGTAGTCGTTAAGGACTTGTTGGAGCAGATGAAGAGACAGCAATTGACCAAACTTCCGTCACTAGTTGACACCTTGAAAGGCCCTAAGGGTCCTAAATTCCTTGCGACGAAGAAACTAGATATAATACCAGATGTCGTTAGCCCATCTATCGCGTACAGTAAAGATTTGAGTGCGCTACCAAAGGACGAAATAGCTGCACTATTATTACTCGTCAAGGATAGTCTCGTTGACAGCGTAGGATCGGTACCTCTCGAGCAAATATGGGAGCGGAAAGAGTCCATCAAGAATGATATTACAAGGAAGATTGCTAGAAATAAAGCTCTTGTCGAAGAATCAGGTGTGTTGCTAAAAGAGAAACCTCTTTCTCATACAAAGTTCACGCGGGACGATATAGCTTTGCGCTATGAGTTCGACTTGACGGGCCTAACTCTACTTGAGATATTTGACCTAATTGTTCTGACACCCAGGATTCCTTTTGCCAGTGTTAATGATCTCTATAAGATCCTACGAGACTTTACACCTGATCCTGATTGGATCAGTGCTTATGAAGGAGCTATATACTTTAAGATACGAAAAACACTTCCTTCATTAACCCCCGAGTACATTAACGCCTTCCTCGTTGTGGAAGAGGACCTTGGTAAGGAGAAAGGGATACTCGTCACAGACCTATTTGAGCTTAAGAAAGGTGCCAGTGAAGAGACGGTTATACGAGATCTACGAGAGATCTTTCACCACAGGCTGGAATTAAGAGGAGAGGGAGTTATCACAGAAGAGAGGGGCGAGTTTCAGTACTACCTTGGGACGGTTCCTATAACCGAGTGGGTTTTCTCTGATCTCATAATGAATGATTCTTTATTCAATCAGTACTTAGCGATAGACGAGTTCACCACTGCGAACCGTCAGAGAAAACGCGGAGGGAGTACTATATTTGTTCGCTTCTTTGGTGCAACTCCGGATCAGAACGTAAAGGTGAATCTGACTATTTATCAGGTACGTGATGATGTGCACCCTGAGGGGTGGCCAATTGGAAGTTACTATCTTAAAGTGAAAGTTGTTAGAGTAGAAAGTAATGACGCTCTGCAAAGATTCACTCTGGTATTTGGTAAGCTTTTATCTCTATACTACAAGAAAGCACCAGGTATAATCAGGATATACCAAGATTTGCTAGGTAATAAATTTCCTCCAACGTATAAACCTCTCAAAGAACGTCCTCCCGGAAAGAAGACGGAAATACCTCTGTCGAAGATAGCTCCCGAGGTGTTCGTATCCGGGTACCCATCGATGTGCGGGCACCAACCACGTATTATAACATCTGAAGAAGCGGAGAGAGCTCGTGAGAAAGGTCTAAATGTGATGTTCTACCCAAAGACACCAGACGAAGGATTTCAGCAACGTTATTACGTCTGTGACCGCTCCAGTACCTACCCTTATCCTGGTCTTCTACGCTATAATAAGCTATCCAACAAGGATATTGTACCTTTTCTACCTTGTTGCTTCAAGACGCAACAAGACTTTGGCGCTGACGGGCAAGGAGGTAAACACACCAAGACATACGGTCATTATTTCTACGACAAACCAATGCTAGATAGACGCGGGATCGATCAGAGACAGCTTTTGGTTCGAGACGCATTCACTAATCCACCCGAGACCGCCAAACTCCCTCCTGAACTGGAAGAAATGCTGAATCTGGTTGTGTACCGTCAAGATTGGAGCTTCATTCGTGAAGGAGTATTTGATTCTAGAAGTAGCTTCCTCGATTGTGTGCTTGAAGCCCTTCAGACACAAGACGAAAGCTATGCTAAAAAATTGATGTATAAAGATCCTGAGACAGTCAAAGCCCAAGCTACTCTAACTAAAGCCGGTAAAAATTCTCGAGCTCAGGCTCGTGCCGAGCTCTGGAAAGCTAAGAAAAAAGAGCGTATTAATCTGCTCAATGAGTTTCGCAAAGAACTTGCCACACCGAGTCATGCAGCTGGTTGTAGCCAGGAGATGTATGACTACAGTTCGGAGGAGATCCGAGGACACATAAGTGACCCTCAACGATATTTTGATCCTAGATACTTCACAAATCTAGTAGAGAGATATTTTAAGTGTCGAATAATACTATTCAGCAGAGTGATTCCAGGTTCACTCCAAGACTCCAAGTATCAGGGCAGGTTTAACGCAACTTTATCTCTACCTCGTCATATACAATCTTATTATAGGACTGAAACTAAAGTTCCGACCATTCTTATTTATGAGCTAGTCGGGAGAGGTAGTAGGGAGCAGAAAGACTACCCTCGTTGTGAGTTGATATCGTACTGGAATACCAAGTCGCAGAAGGAGATAGAGAGCATATACAAATGGGATAGTGCTGTAGCAAACCAGATGCAACTTCTGTATGAACGAGTACGAAATTCTTACAGTCTTAACTGCCCTGTATTGGAGACGATATTACCTCTGAATAGACTTACGAATATCGGAATAACGTTTACTCACCAAGAAATAGATTCGTACGGCAAGTGTCGAGCGCTGATTTTCAACTATAAAAGTGAACGTGGCGCGTTTCTAACAACCCCAATACAGCCTTTACTACTCCCTCGTGCCGAGAATGAAGTTACCCCACGTCTCACGATGGAATCAGCGAAGTCGATACTGAAATCTCTTGCGATCAAGATCGATAAAGTGTCGATTACCCCTATTCACGTGAGCGCGTTCTCAGGAATAATAGGTAACGTAAGATTTTCCCTTCCGTTTGAGAAGGGGCGTATCATTCTCCCGGGAGAGGGCGTCCCAACTAACACCGAACAAGACCTCGTCGCTAGAGACCGAAGTACCTCTCAGTTAAGTTCTTACATCAAAGACAAAAGAATAGCTAGATATATGGTAGAGTATGCTAGATGGTTATACTCGCAATTCCTTCACGATAAAGGCGAGAATGATTCAGTTGAGAACCTTAGAACGTTTGTCTCCCAGAATCTAGTTACATACAAAGGTTTTAAATATGGCCCTATAGCCAAGAGCTTCGGTGCTAATAGTGGCATGACCAAGAACTCTAAATTATATGTCAAGTCTTCCGAAACAAAGAAACGACTGATCTACACTCTTCAATTATATGCCCTACAATATCCTAATTTACTTAAGAAGTATTATCTCAGACCGTCTATATCCAATTACTATCTCAACCTCAGTGATTTTACTAGGTATAGATGTCAGGTAATATTACAGAGCGACAACGCGGTGCAGAAGTGGATTAGAGAGAGGAATCAGGACTATTCTTTGCATTCTGACGTAGTAACTGGCGGAACGGCGCCATACTTCTTCAAGAACTCGCAAGTTGGAGACGAAATGTATTTGGTACAACCAGCATCAGGGCTGTTCGAGGCTCTGGATATTGATACTATTTGGGCCGACTCTCAGACTAATAAGATTGTCAGTGAAGAAGCCACAACTCCTCCTGTGAAAGACTTTATGATATACTCGTACAGAAGTCCAACAAATATTGAACCCTACATTTGTAATGGTGGATGCAGAGCAGGAGAGGATGACGGGTTGAAAATTCTCGGCTATCGAGATGAAGACAATAATCCTACGTATATGAGTTTATTACCGTTAGGGCTCTGTAAAGATTAAGAGACCGCAGTACGACAATCCTATTTTATCTCCTAGTTATATCTATAAATGCCCCTGTAATACCTTCATTCGGACCAGGTGCGGCACCTCCCCCGCCCGGGACTAATTTGACCTTTATAGTTATCATTACAGTAGGACCTCCGGTGACCGCGAACGCGGTGCCCATACCGGAAGTCAGACTTAAAGTAGTTGTTGTATGTGGTAGATTTAGCTGAAATGGTGTGAAGGTTGCGAGTCCAATTGATGTTGTTGTTGCTGGTTGCACCGGACCACATGTGGTGGTGGTAATTTGTCCATCTACTGTGATATTAGTTGCATAAAGTTCTAAGCTGGTAATTTGGTCACCCACACATACTGCAGCTGGAAGCCAGTAACCCATTATATTCAAATTTGCACCAATTGCTATATTGAATCCTACTGGTAAAAGTTTAGTTGCTATCCAATTTAATTCGCCGTATGCATAGGTAGGATCAGGGGGGGAGACATTATAAAGTGCACCGGCGAAGGCGGGTGTGCCCGCAACATGAAAGTCCGTTGCAGTAAAATATAATCTCTCACAATTTCCTAAATGACCATCTTGCCAATTTGATCTATTATTTAATGACGCTCGTGCTATTCCTCCCAATACGGCAGTGGCAGAGATAAAAGGTACTTTTATTCCATGAGTGTCTTTGGCGGTGCCTGCAGCAACGGTACTGGTCACATGTAGTGCCGGTGTCGAAGTTGCTCCATCGTTGGCAGAAAAAAGTATAGCTGGGGCTGCTGGATTGTTATTCATTTGCATTCTTAAGGATGCAGTTCCTGATCCATTATCCACACTCATCTGTAACTGGGTTGTACTCGGAAAAGCTAAACCACAATGATTACCATTCGTTCCTAAAGCACACACTGTACAGTTACTAGATGATCCGCCAGTAGCTAAAGCAAGTTGTGAACCAGGGCCCGTAGAGAGCCTTGCACGTTCAGTGCCACCGGTTGCGAGACTGATTGTGTTTGTTGTTCCTTGGAAAAATCCTGTATCAACATCACCATTAAGAGCCATTAGAGGCACGGCAGCAGTGTTAGTTCCCGATAGACGCATTCTTTCATTTTCAGTTCCGACTTCCATAGTAGAAAACTTAAGTGCCCCTGTAAATAAGCCGGATGTGTTACTGGTCAATTCACCTTTTACTTGACAAATATTTTGAACACTACCTGCATCGCTGGCTTCAAATTGAACGTAACCCACTTCTGCGATACTGCTCGTGCCACTCGCCGCCGGAATATTAGCAAGTTTTAGTGCTGCCTGATTAGAATTACCTTGTACTTCCATCAAAATAGCGCCATCGCCGTTGGCTGCTCTTACTTGTAATATGTTTGGAGCTGTGGGATTGAAAGCCGTTGTCGTATTATGAAAAATACCAACTGTCCCATCGTCTGTAATTCTCATTTTTTCAGTGAATCCGGCACCAAAGGACGAGTTTATAGTTGTAGAAAAACGTAGATTTGCACCAGCATGACCAACTCCGGGACCTCCAGATGACCACGTCTCTGCTGCTTGACCCGAGATTTGAGCACCAAGGTTAGGTGTAAGTGTGTCAATTCCTGCCGTCCCACTAAAATTAATCGTACCGATGTTAGTACCATTATTTATAGCCGCCGCAAGGGCGACACGTTTTAAGTTGATCCCTGGCTCGGTACTAGTTCCGCGAGCTGCAATATCTAAATTTGATGTCGTGGCTAGAAGGCCTGTATTGATTCCAACTTGACCAGAGCTAAAGTCTCCAAAGATTAAAGCATCGGCAGCGGTAAAGCCATTAGCGATAACCAATCTATCGTCGCCACCCGCACTAATATCATGAACACTGGCTCCAGCACCAGATCCTAAGAATACATTGTTACTACCACCGATAGTTGCACTACCGGAATTCGCGCCTATACATGTGTTCCCCGCTCCAGTAGTTATGCCATTAGTACCAAGAAGATTGATCCCCGCAGATAAACCTAGGTGTACATTCTGAGTCCCGCTTGTCACGAATTCACCAGCACCCCGACCTATCAATACATTTTCTTCGCCAGTTAAGCCCCCTAGTGCTTGTGTCGCCCCGGCGCCAGTACCTATACAAATATTATCAGTACCGACCACATTTGTGGCGGGGCGATTATTTCCAATAACTATGCTATTAACTGCGAGCTGATGGGTAATTTTACAGTCCTGACCGATTGCAATACTTCCAGCCGCGAGAGCTTCTGCCCCTGATCCTATTGCAATACTATCATCGGATCGAGCAACGGCAGAATGACCTAAAGCAATACTGTCTGCCCCTGCAGCCGCTGAATTGTTACCAATTCCAAGAGCATCAGTGCCCAGCGCTCCTATGGATATATCAAAGCCAGCTCCTGGACTTGAAACTGTTGTAGCTCCAGAAAAATATGCGAGTTGATTTGGGGTTCCTGGTCCGACGATGCCACTGGTTCCATTACTGGCTGCAGTTAGTCTTCCTTGTGCATCCACAGTGATATTCGCGGATGTATAGGCTCCAGCCGCGACAGTAGTATCTGCTAAATTAATTGTACCAGAAGTAGTTATAGGTCCTCCTGGGGGTACAAAAGACATTCCAGTTCCTTGATCTATCGATGTAACTGTTCCTCCCCCGGCGCCGCTTGTAAAAGGGAGCCATCCTGTATTGGTTCTGCCTTGAAACCTATTTACGCTCGTGTCATAGGTAATAGTTCCAATACTGACATCGGCTGGTAGAGGTAAGGTTGCGTAAGGACCAACAGTTATTAAGTTTATATTCCCGGTATTAGAATTGAGAGTGGCAGACTGTACATGGGTGAATTCCCCATCGTTACTAACACTGAAATTTGCCATTTATTATACACTAAAAATTAAAATAACAGAAGTTATTTGCTCGTGGGGGGACACGCAAACTCGTGTCGGTGGTTGGCTTCGCGCTCTCATTGCCGCGTTGGTTTTTGAAAATGATTCTAAAAGCTTAGTTTTTAGAACTAAACAGTACAAGGATGTCTACAACTACAAAAAATAAATATTTGAAGAAGAAACCAATCGAACATTGCCTGTTGCGCCCCGACATGTATGTTGGGTCCACACGTCTTCGTACGCTCAACGAGTATGTGGCATGGAAAGATAACGGGGGAGACTATAGAATCGTGTGGAAGAGTATACGTTCTTCCCCTGCCATCCTTCGCATATTTATCGAGGCGTTATCTAATGCTATTGACAACGTGGAGAGAAGCAGAAAAACCCAGACCCCCAGCACCAAGATTAAGATAACGATCGACCCAGAAACGGGTGAAACTTCTATCTGGAACGATGGAGACGTGGTCCCGGTGGAGATGCATCAGGAAGAGGATTGCTACAATCATACTCTGATTTTCGGTCAATTACTGACGGGTTCTAGTTATAATGACGAGGAGGAACGTATGATTGCTGGTAGAAACGGCCTGGGAATCAAACTCTGTAACATCTTCTCTAGTAGCTTCCAGGTGAAGGGATACGATCCGTCATCAAATAAACTCTTTACGCAGACTTGGACCAACAACATGCGCACAGCAAGTAAGCCCAAGATCACAACGAGCCGTCTCGTACGCGGATACACGCAGGTAACCTGGACACCAGATTTTAAGCGCTTAGGCTTGAAGAAATACACTAAAGATATCATTCACTTGTATACTCGTCATGTTCTTGACGCGGCCATGCTGTCCAATGTCAGTGTCTATCTTAACGGTGAGATGATCCCTGTCAAATCATTGTCTCACTATGCAGGACTATACGATTCTCCCACATCTGAGAGATTGCTCATCAAGAACAAAGAGTCCACAATTTTAGTGACTTCGTCTACCAAACCGCAAGTTGTCTCATTCGTCAATGGTGTGTACACACGTCTTGGAGGGCAACATGTTGATGCCTGGAGTGAGGCGATCTTTCGTCCTATCGTAGATAAGTTTAATAAAAAGGGGAAAAAATCCAAGACCAAGAGCCCTAAGATCAATATCACCGATGTTCGACAATTCTTTCGCTTATTTATCGTGGCCAACGTATCTAGACCTGAGTTTGATGGTCAGGAGAAGAACAAGTTAGAGTCACCAGCAATAAATGCAACAGTGAAGAAGTCACATATTTGCGCCATCTGTAAGTGGTCAGTCATGGACAGGATAGAAGATATAATTCGCGCCAAAGAAATGGTGGTACTACGCAAGGCCGAGAGAAAGAAGAAAAACGTTAAGATTGATGGACTGGACCCTGCAAATAACGCAGGTGGAAAACAGTCTAGTCTCTGTTCGCTGTTCATTTGCGAGGGGCTCTCCGCAAAGACCTATGTTGTGGCTGGTATTGAAACGGGAGTATATGGTAAATCTGGTCGTGATTGGTTTGGTGTACTTCCTGTAACTGGTAAGGTGCTTAATGTTCGCAACGCTACTCCCACATCAATAGCTGCAAACAAGGTTATCGTATCCCTTATTCAGACTCTGGGGATTAGTCACGGGTTGGACTATAGGCTAGAGAAAAACTTCAAGACGTTGCGCTACGGAAGAGTCATTGTGGTAGCGGACGCGGATGTTGATGGCATTCACATTGAAGGGTTGATCATGAACTTGGTTCATACATTGTTTCCAACCCTCCTGGAGCGCAAGAAACCTTACATCGTGAGCATGAAGACTCCCATTGCTAGGGTGTTTCGCCGCGGCAGGTCCAAGGATCTACTTTTCTACGATGAAAGACGCTTTAATAAGTATCTTGCAAGCGCCACATCCAAAGTCAACGCCAAGTACTACAAGGGTCTGGGTACAACTCGGGAGGAGGATGTACCCGATACCTTCGGTCTGAAAATGGTCGAGTTTTCTAACGACGACAAAGCGAACGGTAACATGAACAAAGTGTTCCATAAGAAATATGCGGACGCTCGTAAACAGTGGCTTGGTGGGTATAACCCAGATACGTATGCATTTTCTCTTGATGACCAAGGAAATACATGCACCATGACAATCTCCAACTTCCTTAACGGAGAAATGATTAAATTCTCTCACGCTGACTGTGCGCGAAGTATTCCTAGCGGCATTGATGGACTGAAGGAATCGCAACGAAAGATTCTCTATGCTGTACGAAAAAGAAAGCTCAACTTTAGTGGTAAGTCTTTGAAGGTAGCGCAGCTCAGTGGGTACACAGCAGAGCATTCTAATTACCACCATGGTGAACAAAATCTTCAGGATACAATTGTTGGTATGGCAAGTGGGTTTCAAGGTACTAACAATATTCCACTACTCTATCCAGATGGAGGGTTTGGGACTCGTCTTGAGGGTGGCAAAGATGCAGCTAGCGCTCGGTACATTTTCACTAAGAAGGAAGCGCTAACAGATTATATCTTTAGAAGCGAAGATGATCCAATTCTAACACTGGTCAATGATGACGGAGACCTTGTACAGCCAGAACATTACATTCCTATTATTCCCATGATTCTTGTCAACGGGTGTACAGCAGGTATCGGTACTGGGTGGTCTTGCACCGTGCCTTGTTTCAATCCACTAGCCATCATTAATTCGATTAGGGTATGGATTGACAACGATGGAGAGGTAATGCTAGAGGAGCCTGATACTGGAGAGATTTGCTGCCTGCTTCCCGAATTGGTTCCTTGGTATCGTTCATTCAAAGGTGAGATCACTGCTTCAGGAGATAACAGGTTCAAGACAGAAGGTATTCTCGTTAGGGGAAGCAAAAGGAATACAGTCGAAGTTACCGAGCTCCCTATCGGCATGTGGACCAATAAGTTCAAGGAGTATTGTGAGGATCTAACGTTGGACAAAAAATTAAAGGCTATCAAGAATTACTCTAGTACGCAAGATGTACATTTTATCCTTACTGAGAGTCCGGACGGTATCATCTGTAATAAAAGTAATATGAAGCTCCATACGTACCTGTACACGTCGAACATGGTATTATTTACCGAGAAGAACCAGTTGAAGAAGTTTGACACTCAGCAAGAGATAATCGATAATTTCTGTGTAGTCCGACTTGAGTACTACCACCTACGTAAAAAACACCAGGTCAAGGCTCTGGAGCAAACACTACGAATTCTAGGTAACAAGGAGAGATTTATCACAGAAGTAATCAAGAAAACCCTACGTGTTATGGAGCAAGACGAGACCGCTACTATTAAGCAGCTAGATAGCAGAGGGTATGATAAAGATCCTCGAGACCAGACATACAGCTATCTTCTTCGGCTACCCATTCGTACTTTCACAACCGATAAGGTTAAAGACTTGAAAAATGATATTGCCGTGCTGCGCAAGGACTTGTCAACTCTGCATAAAACTAAAGTGGAGAAGATATGGCTTCGTGAATTGAAGGAGCTAGAGAAGGAATACAATAAGTGGCTCAAAGTAATGGAGAAAAGAGTACCTAAGAAGGGACGTAAGAAATAATTTACATAGATTTAATACAAATAAGTATTAAATGTCAAATCCTCTAACTATTATACCCCTGTTGCGCCACCTGTTCTAGCAGTATTTTCATCGAGGGTAATATATTCTTTGTGGGAATAGTTATTGCAACATGCTATCATAACACCACAACAACAGAATAATACATAAATAGACACCATTACTACTTGGATAGCAAACGTAACAAAACCAAATACCCATAATTCTGATGATAGTATAGGTGTGCATAATGTATTAAGTTCATACCAACCCCATATCGCAAAACTTCCATCAATTATAAATAAACAAACTAAATAAGTAAAAATAGCTGGCATACTGACGTCAGTCATTTTTACAGCACTTGTTCGACTGGTTGATATAATTAATGATATTAGAATGTACATCCATAAATGAGAGTCTGGACATTCTGTATTCAAATGATAGTATTTGACTAGATAATCAATACCATAAATCAGATACACAAAATATGACACAAATAAACCTAATATCGTTGAGACAAGACAACATAATTTTAATGACATTTTATTAATAATATTAAAGAGAGTATAATAGTTTTCAATTTTCTTTTAGAATGTAACCAGGTACAGATCCAGTAGCATAAGGTGTCATCCTGAAACGAAGGACTACTTCTTATTCAGGCCCAGCATAGGCGCCATCTTACTCCACAACAACCCTCCTATTATTCCTGCCACAGCTCCTACCGTGTGTCCCATTAGAGATGCCTTCGGATTCTGGATACTGGGACCAGCGATCATCACGACCAGTGACAATGCCACCAACCAGTCGAAACCTTTATTAGTGACCATCTCCCACGCTGTTACACCAAAGAGAACTCCGGAGAACCCTATACTGCACGGTAGATTCTTGAACATCTTATACATTGTAGCCTCTGCCATAGTGTTGAATAGGAGCAGGAATACTATGAGAGCCGTAAACTTCTTTCCTCCCACTGCGAGCTCAACTCTGGATAGAGCGTATAAAGCAAATATATTAGAGAGAAGGTGGTAAATATCAACATGGACAAAGTTGCTATAGAAGAGGGACATGACATCTTTCCCACAAGGGATCTCTTTTAGCGCCGTTGTTGCATATAGAGAGAAAATTAACACAATGCTCACGGCCAAAAACACTGATACTGGTACATCTTTAATATGTTTCGGTTTATCCATTTATGATTCGTTATAAGATTGAAATAGAATTTAAAGTGTTGAGATTAATAATTAAAATGTTTTTACAAAAGCTCAACGAACTTGATGACAAGTATCCACATACCTACCTTGCTTTATATAGCTGCTTTTTAGTTGCATATCTTGCAGTTACTTTTAATTCTGGAGCGGAACCTCTTGCAAATGAACGACTATTTGCTGTTGCGAATAACCTAGGTTCGACCCTTGGAGTGTCTTATTTTTATTCTAGACTGGTACGAGGAGAGAGGCCTAGTGCAGTATGCCCAGAAACATCACTATTTTGCCTTGGAAATTTTTGGACATGGCTCGGTGCTCTTGGTACAAAGACTGTATTTACTAATACACCACTTGGGGTGTTTAATCTTGTAAATGGCGTGGTTGCATTTTTACTTACACCAATGGTAGTGCCGAGACTATTGGATCGTTTTAACAGTGCGCAAGTTGAAGACCAAGAAATGTAAAATTATACTAAAATTAAATAATTTTAGTACTATATCAATTCCGACCGTGATCTGTTTAATAAATATGCTCTCTGTCCAAAAAAATAAGTGATGATTTTTATCGGGTATATATAAAGATGAGTACCTTCAACAAAGATGATCATGAAAGTGAAGTAAAGGAAGAATTTTGCGGAGCATGTCTCGCTATTCCTGCCGCTCTAGCAGGATTGGGAGCGGCAGGAATAGGTACTAAGAAGGGCGGACATAATAAAATGAAGAAGATACTATTATGGAGTGGAATTGCAGTCACAATAATCAGCTCTATTATTGCTGTGATATATTTAATGAAATGCAAAAATTGTCGTTAACGATCTTATAATCTTCAAGATTATAAGTTACAAGCTCTACTTGGACTCTGTCGGCGTATCCGAAGCGGAGGTCTCCGCT